CTTGATCCGCTGATCGAGCCTGAATCTGAAAAGAATATCTGCGTGTTGGCAGGGGTTGATGTGGCAATGATCACATCACCCTGAATCGTATCCATGTCACAGAACGAATTGGTTGCGCCTGTGATGGTGCTTACTGTTTCGTTGGTGACTGTGAGTGAGGTAACGGTTTCGTTAGTTGCGGTTAGGTTGGTGATAGTAGCCGTAGGAAATACTGCACTTCCCACGCTTACCGCACCACCAAAAATACTTGAAGCTGCGGTTGTATTACCATTCTTATCAACCTTAAACCGACTTGTTCCGCCCGTCTGTAGATCCAACAACAGTGAATTGGTACCTGATGCAGTATTGGTAACGTTATATTTAACAAGCGTTGGCTCACCTGTGGTGTTCCATACGCCGCTCATGTCGACTATGGGAACGGCAAAAGCGCCGCTTACTGAATAAGCATCACCATAAATCAGCGTGACGTTAGATGTGGAATCAGAGGCTGTGAGTCGAGCTGCTTGAAAGTTTGTCGTGATAGTGACATTGCCTACCGTGTCACCATACACAGCTCGACCTGATGGATAAACGACAAACACATCCTTGGTGCCTGCGGAGAAGGTGACCTTGGCTCCGCCTGCCGAAGAAGATAAAACACTATCCCGGCTTAAGGTCGTACCACTAGATGTGTACGTACCAATCCCTACTTCCCATTCAGAAGTGCCTTGACCCGCAATGGTGTAATAGGTCTGATTGCCGTTACCAATAACAGCAAAGGATTGGAAGCCGGTGGCTGCACCGGCTAGCGTGAGAGTGCCGGTGCCTGCGGTAGAAGTGGTTTCCTTGACACGGTCTGCGACAACAAGCGGCATAGCCAGCCCCTCTTCATATTAAGCAGCGTTGTTAGAGAGGCTGTAAGTCACATTCAACGTGTCGCCGCTGACCACGTTACGAACCGATGAGAATGCGCCTTCTGAAAACAGAATGCCTGATGTGCCGCCAACCACCGAATCCGAGGCAACAAACGCACCGTAAATCGTATCCGCACCCGTGATTGAGAACGACACCGCAGAAGCTGCGATCACCGAAGGATCGGCCTGGGTCGGTGTACCAAAAGTCAACTGCTTGCGTGCGCCTGAGTAGTTTGCAGACTCTGTCCATCCCGCATGTGAGGACATCGAATCAGCAGCGGCAAGCGTCGGCGCAGGACTGTTATCAATCAAGCCCATGAACCACGCGGCGCTGTAAGACGTTCCGCTGAAATACTTAGCGTTCATGTCAGCAAGACCTTGGTTCACCACAAGATTATCGAACCCGTCTTCCCATTTAATGTCGCCCAAGCTGTCGTAGCACTCCACCGTGAAATGCCCACCGACACGCAAGTCATCGACGTTGTCACTACCCATGGATACGGTAGCCTCAAATTGATCTTTCTTTGCTGATCCGTCTTTCATAATAGCCTCTCAATTGATCCTAATAATGGCTGAGGTAAGATTTACTGGCGGGAAGACGACACTTAGGTTTTGACCCAAAGCAGATATGTCATCCCCAAAATCTAGAACACAAACAGCCTTGTTCGACTTACTGCTGTTGTAAATCAAAGCCCCGCGACACGTCAAGGTCACCCCTGTAAAAACAGCAGGTGAAACGAAACTCAAGTATGCAATAACGCCACTGGTTGCTACGCCCACATTGGTGAGTGTAATCCCTCCCAATGGGTAGTTTGTCCCACTTGTGGATACTTCGCCAGAAGAAGTATAAACAGTGGTTGTGGCTCCGAGTGTGGCAGCGCTGGTGTAAAGCGCAAGCTTAAAGGTGTCACCGCCCACAGCGGAAAAGTTATGCACGCCTTGAGCAAGCTCTTGCTTAAAACTTGTGCAGGGGGTTTGAACGATAGCCATTAGCCAGTCACCGGTACTCTAATTTGACCTGAACGATAAGCATCCTGACGCTCTTTACCGTCGCCAAGCTGTTTCAGGAGATTCATGGCCTCTGCGTATTTAGCTTCAACATTGGCTACAAGGTCTTGTTCACCTTTGTTAAAAAGATAGGCCTCACGAAGCGAACCATAGAGCAACACTGAGTCAAAATTATCGCCAAGCCAGGACTGCCCTGCGGTCACGATCGACTCAGGATAGTAGAAGTAGTGAAGTTCGACGGTATAAATCGCATCGGGCGTCGGACCAAGAATAAAGGTCAACTCTCTAGGAGCACTGTAATCAGGGCCAAAGAGCGCGTAATACTTGGGGATAGCCGCGTAGGTCGGAGAGGGGTAGACCTGACGGATGTAGTTGACGTCTTTGTTCAACAAGTACTCATAGTCGCCATCATCATTGACCACGGCCATGCTGTACACCGACAGAAAATCTGAGGGGCATTGCAGGTATTTATTGTTAGCAGTCGTCAAACCCGTCGAGTTTCTACGCAAGCTTGGGATCTGAACGCTGTTATAAATCCTCTGCTCAGCCTGCTTAATGAAGTTATCGACGTTCGTTGTTGAAAACGTCGTCTCCATGTAATTCTGAATCTGGGTTACAAGCTCGGAATAGGTCATGACAGGCTCACCGTAACATTGCCTAATTCAACATCCAGCATGATAGCCTGTGCGGGCGTTTCTGGCACCATGCCAACCGAGGCAAAAAACGAATTGCCTGGGGCTCCCAGGTAAACCGTTACAGGCTCAATAATATCGGGCCTTGGTTCGTAGATGGCAACCGCATCACCTGCTGTGCGAATCGGCTCAAGCTGTGGATGCTTGGGCTCGTAGCACTCAGGGCAAACCTTAAATCCCGTCCACTCCTTGCGAAGCACAAGGTACTGGTAGCGCTGGCCACATCGGTCACACAGCGCTAGGGAGTATTTGCCAGAGGCATAGCCGCCCATGGTCAGTAACTCTGCACATCCGGCGTCAAGAACACACTGGCACGATCACGGTCTTCGGCAGCAGCGCGGAAGAACTCCTCTTCGTAGAAATTCTTCAGCGTGCCGATGCGCTCAGGCGCACGCTTAATCGCGATGTAGTAGGCAAGCCCCGCAATAAGGGCAGGCAGGAAACGGAAAGAGATATCCGCTGTGTTGGTTGCCGCACCAACATCCTGTATACGACGGATGCCGTAGTACCTAAAGGTATATGTCTGTGCAGTATCTGGAGCAGGGTAGATGAAAAGCTCAGCAGGCACCGTGCGTTGCACATAAAACTGCGCAGGAGTTCCCGTTTGCAGTTTATTAGGCATGTGCAAGTACTCATTCTGGCTAATCCGATCAAGCGTAATGTCTTGCTGATTGGTGCCAGATCCTGTGCGTAAAACAGCAGACAAAACGTCCACCGTATCGCTAGGTAGCGAATACTGCGGGTCACCTGCCGTTAGCACCTGCTGTCGTTGCTCAATCGTCCAAAGATTTAGCCCTCGGTTGGCCCATTCGGCAAACATCAAGTTCAGGGAACGACTCGCCGTGCGAATATCGTACCCTGTGCGCACCTCCAGACCACATCGCTCGAAGGCTTCTTCGATGATGTCGTCAAACTGAAGGTTGAATGTCGCTGTGCCGGAGGTTGCCATCGTTTAGTCGCAAGCTGCTCCGCCCATGCGCATCTTCTTCACGCCTTTCATGGCCATGCGCTTGTGCTGATTGACCGCACCACCGTTTTTCATCATCACGGGACCGGTCTTGTCACTGGTTTTAGAGATCATTTTGTTCCTGGGGCCGCTCTCTACAGCACCACCGCCGCGCGTTGCGCAGCCCATTCCACGTCCAGCCATGATTACTTCCCCTTCTTCATTTTGGTGGCCATACCGCCCTTCTTCATGCCATGCTTGGCCCCAGGCATCATGCTGCCATCAGGCATTTTGTGCATAGCACGACCCTTTGTGTCGGCTGTCTTGCGCTTCATGGCACGGCCTTCTTTATCAGCCATGCCCCCTTTTGCGTAACCTTTCATCATGATTTCTTCACTCCTTTTGCGGTTTTTGCGGACTCCTTGAAGGCTTTTGCCGTAGGAGCGCCTTTGGTGCCGGGTTTGCGCATCTTCTCGCCTGATCCAGCCGCGATCCGTTTGCGTTTTGCCAAAATATTGGCGTATAAACCGGGTTTAGTGGCCATCGCTATCTTCCTTTTTCCGCGAGGGCATCAATCTTTGCTTCAAGCCGTTCAAAGCCTGAATCAAACCGTTCCATAATTCTTTCAAGGTCCGCACGAACCTCTGCACGAGTGATGTGATCACGAGCGATTTCCTCCCTCGTTCTATTAAGCAGAATTTGAATGCGCTTCTGCTCGTCGTGGTTCATTTTAATCATGAACATTACCAAAGCCACAAAGAAAGACGTGACCAGATTCCAAACGATAACACCGGTGTCCATCTAACACTTCCATCGTCTTCGAGCTTGTCTGATGCGGCTGTTGGGATCTTTGGCCGCTTCCGGGTACATCTTCATCTGACCTGCCGACCGAGCGCAAAAAGACTTTCTGCGTGCAGCGTCCTTGGGGCCTGGGTTGTCCGAGGTGACGGCGGTCTTAAGCTTACTGCCAGGATTGGCCTTGCGGTAAGCCTCAACACCCTTTTGCGTCATCCCGGCACCCTGCTTAGTCGGCCTAAAGTTTCCACTCTTGACCGACGTCGCAATGCCCATGCCCTTGGACTTAGCCATTACGCTGCTGCTCCACCTTCAAACAAGAAGGTTGCCGAAGTAATCTCAGCGGAACTGAACGTCACATGAACGCCGTCTTCAAATAAGATGCCCATGTCAGGGATGATCAAGTCCTGAGATCCCGCAGAAGCAGGTGTGGTCATGGTCAACTTGACCGTGCCTCCTGATCCGCCGCTGCGTAGCGTCAGCGTTGCAGGCGTCGCGGTGTGCGTAAAGTACAAACCGATAAGACGCGTGCGCCCGTTGATCGCCGTCGCAGTCGTGGTCTTTTGGACCGACTGGATATTACTGAAGCTCATGTGAGCCTCCTATTAGACTAGGTCGCGGGCCTGGAGATAAAGGACCGTCACTGTCGCAGCACCTGCGGCACCGTTACCGTTCTGGGCGGTGAAGTCAGCAAGTACCTGGATGTCCGTGGTTCCAACGTCAGTGGCTTCTGTGTCCAGCGTGCCGCGCGTCGTACCAGCACTCTTGACACTGGTGCTGGGGATGAAAGCGTCTGCATCGGCAGAGGTTCCCACAACAACAGTTGCAGTCCCTGTATCGTCGTTTGCAGTCGTGACGTTAAGGATGACGTCGATAATCTGCGAACCAGCAGGAATCGTAGCGACAACTTGGTCGGCAGCGG